GGGGGCTGGGGGCGGAAGGCTGGGGGATGGGACGGTATTCTGAATTCAGAATGTGTGAGAGGGGGCGGGCGCTTTTTACCCGTAACCGTCAATCTTTATTTTGCGGAGGATTATTACTGACTAACGCGTCATTAATTTTATTAGCATTGACGCTCTGACAATACATGTCGAGCAAGTTTTTAAACCCGGCGCTTATGTCCCCATTGCCCGCGTGCGCAAGTATTGCAGCTTCCGCGTCGGAAAGCTTGCGCAGGAAATGTCGCGTGCGAATTGAGGCTGGGCGTCCGGGCGGCATTGCGTTATTTATTTTAACGGTATAAAATTTAACGGCCAATAACTAACGGAGGAAATCATGGCCGCACTGAAAAAAATATTTGAGGGTGAATTTACCACGGCAAGCGAATTATTCAACGTCATCCATGAAATGACTGATCGACTGACATTTAATCAGGCGCGGCGCTTGTCTGATTTTGCGGGCAGTCATTTACCCGGCCGCGTTGAACTCTGGCAACGATCGCCCAAAGGCGCCGTTCATTGCAAAGTTATACGGCCGGACATGATCGCTAACATTAACGCGAATCATCGCGCCTTTATTCGCCAATCGTTCGAGTACCCTTAACGCGGGCGTGATAGTCACGGTAGTCACGTAGTCATCCTTTCGCCTTTAGCGCCAGAGCAAGCGTAGTTATTTTTAACGCCTGTCATCCTATAGATATTACTCTTGTTTAGAATCTAAACAAACAATGACTACAATTGCTGACAGTAGGCAAGAGGCTAGACGTGACGCGGCTTTTGGCGTTAGTCATCAGGCGCGCCAGAATGACTAACGCGTGACTACGATCGCTGACAAATAATACAAAAACGACAACCCAGAAAAAATTTTTACCAGCACATAAAAAAATGTTTGACAGAATAAAAGATTCTCTGCTAGGATATAGACTGCAGTACCGATTCAAATAAAAAACGAAAGGGAAAACATGAAGACAGTCAGCTATAACACTGGGCGCGATTACGGCGCGCCGCAAGTGCTCGAAATTACTTTTCCGGAAATAACTTGCGATGCATTCGACGCGGCTTTTATCGACGTTGAAGCGCATTTTTTCGATGCTGCGCGCCGCATATCCGGCCGCGTCAAGGTTTTCGGGAATGACGCCAATGAGGCCAGCATCGGCCGCGCGGTATTGGCCGAATATGACGCTGGCCGGTATGTGGCGGTTTAACTTAACAAAAACGAAAGGGAAAAGAAAATGGACAAATTGCCAACTATTGCAGCTGCGCTCGCAGGCGGATTAACGGCCCTGACATGCGTCGCGTTTATCACGGATGCCGTGACCGCGCGAGAAATAGCAGGCGGAGCGGCTGTACTGGCCGTGCTGATATTCGGTCTAATAATCATTGGAAAGGATTAACACAATGAAAAACTTATTCTTTATTGAAGTAACAGATGTGTATGGTGGCGAGGCGAATTATTCTTGGGTGACACGTCACGTCATCAAGGCCAAATCGGAACGAGGCGCTATTACTGCGCTTGCCCGCCGATCTGGCCTGAATTGGCGCAATGACGGCTACCGATACCTCAGCAAATCGGGCGCGACATGTGCCTTTGTTGACCAATATGATGAAACCTCGCACGGCCAGCTTCGCCTCGACACGGACGAGCGCCCGCGCCAGCTATCGCTCAATTTCAACTAATTGGAGGCTTAACAATGATTGCCATTCACACTAAATTTATCCCGGCCACTACGCATAAAGGCGCGCGGATCAAGGCCTACACGTCGACAAAATGGCAAGCGACAATCTCGTATCCGTACGAAAAATCGTATGAACTGGCGCATTTTGAGGCGGTCAAGGCGCTGATCGAGCGCAACAAGCTTGACTGGACGATTGACGATATGCGATTCGGCGACAGTGCGGACGGCAAAGGGTATGTTTTCTGTTTTGACCGGTCGATTGTTGGCCAATGACAGCACCAGCCGATCACCCGCGCTTTACCGGTTCATTTTGGACGCGCCAGGTTTATTTCGGCTGGTTGGACGATACCGGCGACGTCATCCGCTGGTCGACCGATCGTCCGCCCGCTGGCCAAGGTTACATCCGGCGCGATCCGGTACCGATTGACATTGACAATTTTGGAGACGCATTATTATGAAAACACATACACCGGGCCCGTGGTGGTTTTGCGAAGATTTGGACGGCGTTTTTATGATCGGACAAGGCGACATTGGAATTGCCGCCGCGCACCCGCCAAAACTGCGAGAAGGCGAAAAGATGGGGCTCTTTGACCCGGGTGACCCTCGTGCCAATGCCCGCCTTATTGCCGCCGCACCCGAACTGCTGGCCGCCGCGCAAGCAATGCTCGCAGTTTGTTATGACTTGGAGCGCAATGACGAGACGCTGGCCGCTGTCAAAAAAACCATGATCGCTATTGCTAAGGCTACCGGAGAAAACCCATGAAAACGCAAATTGACTATTCGACCGGCCACTGGCCGAACCATCTCCACGCGTTCGAATACGAGTTCGAACCGGGCAAAGTGCTGGCCTGTTTTCTGGAGTATTCCGAACCTGATCCGGGCGTTGGGTACCCGGGCGGCGCTTGGCTAGTGTATGCGTTCGCAGGCGGCGTCGATATCGAGGGAATTCTGGCCGATTCGGTCATTCAGGATATCGAAAGGGCGGCCGCGTGCTATTTCTCGGAAAAATAATCGTCGCCCTGCTGATAATTATTCTAAAATCAGCCTTGCCGACGCGCGGTTAGGGTTTTCACCCTTGGTTTCCCTCAATCGCGCGGAAGCAGATGCTCCAAAGCGCGATTTTTGCCCGGTATGGTCTAATGGCCTACCGGGCTTTTTTTATGCCTTGACTAGCTTGACGGCCGATGGCGCGGGCACCGATTCGACCATCGCTCGGAGTTCTGTTTTCGGCCGCGTCGCTAACTCTGGCGCGCAAAATATATGCTTTTTGGTAGTGTATTCGCGTGACATTAACCGCCCGCAATCTATCCAGCCCGCCTCCCGTAACGCATGCATCAATGCAACCTGCGGGATTTTCGCGCCCATTGGGGCCGCCCCAGCTAAGCGATCGCAAAGCGCGTAAAAGGGCGATGCAATCACACCCGAGGCGAATTCACCCAGCCGGCTGGCAATCAATTCGACCAGGTAGGATTCGGCCGTCGATCGCCCTTGATCGATCATGATTGCCTTGGCTTCCGTCATTGGCGGCGCGGCGCCAGGGTTAAATGACGACACGTCTCGAGTGCGCAAGTAAGCCGCAACGGCCAGCATGCCGCCATTGCCGCCATTGCCGCCATTGCCGCGATACCAGCCCCACAAAGCCTGCGCGTCGGCCTCTGGCAGACGGCCAGCGTCTGACCAAAGGCAAAACCATCGCCGGTCATCCGACGGAATTGAAATTGCCGCACGCTCGTTCGTAAACGCGATGACGAGCACACGATTCAGCGCCGAATACGGGTGCATGCCTTTGCGGTGAACGGCCAGATACTCAGGCGGTGCCGCAATGATGGGTTTGAGGCTGTTCTCAAGCGCGCGACGGTCTTTGGCCTCGGATTGCCGCAATTCCGCTATTTCCATGACCTCACACTCAAGCGCGTAGCCCCACTGCGACGACAAATCCTCGTTCCTGACCAGTGAACAATTGGTCTTTGAGTCGCCGCCAATAGCCCAGAAAAAGGGCGCCAGCATCGTATCTTTGCCGCTTCCAGGGTAGCCGCCAATCAGCACCGCGTGATTGATCTTGCGGTTCGGGTGCTGGATCTTGTAAGCCAAAACATTCAAGAAATGCTCGCGCTCGAAGTCGGTCGGGATCATGCGTTGGACGTGATCTAGCCAGGGTTTAACGCTTGCCGCATCGATTGAATTTGCCGCAATAGCCGGCCTTGCGTCGCGCCAGCGGTTGCCGTAAGGCATGCCGTCCCGAGCGACGATCAGATCCTCGCCGGCCGCGTAGGTGACGCCGACCAAGGTCTTCGCACCCATCGCTTGCCGGTTCTGGTCATACGCGACTGACGCCTCTACCTTGCGCGCTGAGTGAATCGACGTGCAATCGATATGCCGGAACAACGCATTGAAGGTCGAGCGGGCGATCTCTCTGCGGTCTTGCAGGTCGAAATAGCAGTCATCCGTCTGAATGTATGCGAACCGCTCAAACCAGCCGGCCTTCTCCAGCCGCCCGAGTTCCTTGCGCTCGATCTCAGCCAGCACCGCCTCGGGCGTCTCGGTAAACATCTCAGCCGCCGCTTCGGGGTTTAATTTTTCCAATGCCGCGCTCATCGTGCTCGCGATCAGCTCGTCCCGTACGCCCGGCTCATGCTTGGGGCCACCCTGGAGCGCCACCCAGCTCAAGAACGTCGCCGAGTCCAGCTCCAGGCAGTGCGAGTGCAGGCAGCAGTACGCGCGCGCGGACGGGTTGTAGCGGCCTTCTGGGTTGCCGTCTGTATGCTCGGCGCTATTGGGACAGACGACGCCGGCCCAGCCCTCGGGGTTGGGGCGGCGCAGGATCAGCCCTTGGTCATTTAGCCACTTGAAGACATCGTCGCCGCCGTCGTCGCGGATTCTGATCGGTGCCGGGCCAAGGCCAGCCGAGGCGTCTGGCGTGACCTCCAGCTTGGCGCAGATGGCTTCAAGGGTATATTCCTGCTCTGGGTTGAACTCAATCAGCTTGGCTTTGAAGCCGTTCTTGCCGGGTTTTAGGTTGACACTACCCGGCAGGCGGAAGTTGCGCACCGGGTTGCAGGCGCCGGGGTCGGTGTAGCCAGCAGCCGCGATCGCTTTGATTGCCGCTGCGAAGTCGGCCTTGGTTGGCTGCTCGGAGAACGCGTAGCCCCATTGGAATGATCCCGGCGACGTCTCCATGATCCACGTCGGTGCCAGCGGCGGCAGTTTCGGAGCCTTCTGTGGGTCGCCCACATCGTCCAGCACCATGACTAGCACGTACTCGCAGTTGGCTGCGCTGGCGCTGGGCTTCTCTCCGAAGCGATCCATGATGAAGCTTGCCGTATTGCCGTACCAAGCCTCGCCGTCCTTGCGCTTGTGACCGGGCATGAACGCCGGCCATGTAGCCTTGATCGCTCCATCGGCGTGAAATTGCAGCTCGCCGTTTTTCTTCATCGGTGTCTGACGCACAAACAGCGCCGTCTCGCCCTCTGGTGCCAGATTTGCGATATACTCAAAAAAGTCCATTGCAGTCCCTTGTAGTTGAGAAAGCCGCCCTGCCAGGCGGCTTTTTTATTGTGTAAAAAACGCCGTTATCGCGGTCTCCCGCGCTTGCGCGGCTATTTTTGGGCTGTCGTACGCGCCCAAATGCGTTTTTTTACCGTCTTTATTTATGTATGCAACCCACGTACCGCGACGAGGATCATATGATACCCCGGTATGCCCGCTACTATTATTGCGGCGCAGCGAGCCATTTAAACCATTTAAAGATTGCCCAACGTCGCGTAAATTTTTTATCTGGTTATTGCTTCTACAACGATCTATGTGATCGATATTTTTTTGCGGCCAGACTTTAAAACAGTAAAACCACGCCAAACGATGCGCAAAGTATTTTACGCCGTCGATGCTTATTTTTGTATACCCACTACTATCCGTATGCCCTGCAATTTCTCTACGTTTGGCTTTTCCGGTTGAAACTTTCCAATAGAATAATCCAGATCGACGATCATAGCGCACAACTTCGCGCATACGTCTATAAGTGAGTGAAAGTGTCATTTTGAGAAACGCTCCATTATGTCGCCTTCAACTTCTAAAGGAAGCCCTCTAGCCCAATCCGGCGGCGTAGTCATTATTTCAGTCATTCTACGCCTAACATCGTCCGCATCGCAAGCTAAACATTCAACTATTATTTCATCATGCACTGAGCCGATAACTTTAATTCCTTCAGCGTCTAGTCTGCGCAATGAATGCCGTAGAAGACAGTTCGCACTAGCTTGGACTAAATTTTCAATTAACACGCCAAACCACAACCGCGCGCGAGGCCACTCTGTATCGGATGCGGCAGGCTTCCATGCTGCTTTTGCGTATGAGATGCTACCGTCATCTTCAAAACGCACTTGTGGATAGCACAACACACGCCCAGACGGCAGCGCGTACCAGAGATGCTCACCTCGGCGCATGTATGTAACCTTACCAGCTGTAAATTCTCTTTCTGGGTTTCGCATCGCGCGCATTGCAGCGTCTTCAAGCTCTCGCCAGAACACGACTGCCCACGGATTTGCCTTGCGCCACAAGTTAACCATGCGCTTCGCTTCGTGTTCGGGTAGCGTCACGCCGTAGATACGACCCATTGACGCAAACGCACCTACTGACCCGCCAAATCCGCAAGCAAGGACTGCCACCTTACCTAGCATTCTGTCTGCTTTGGTTATGTCAGACTCGGTTTTTCCGAACATTAATGCAGCAGTGCTGACGTAAATATCTTTACCCGCTCGAAATATGTCCAGCGTATTTTCTGCTGCCGTTGCCCCACTACACCAAGGCGTCATACGCGCTTCAATTCCCGACCAATCTAACGCAATCAGCTTGTGATTTTTGGGCGCCATGATGGCGGGGCGAAGCATCCCTTTAAGAACGTCCGTCACTCGTTTTCCAAAACGAGGAACAATTTCATGATTGCGTACTAACGCGTGCCGCACTGCCTCTGGGTTGTCTGCGCAGATGCGGCTCATGTTTTGCAGTTGCGCCCCTGTGCTGCTATACCGACCTGTCGCGCTGCCGCCGGCGAATATAAACGCGCCGCGCAAACGGCAATCTTCTTCATCAGCTAAGTTAGCTAAACGCGAAAATTTAGCCACTGAAGATGAAAACATATTGTCTGCGGCCTGCACTACGTTTGCCACTACAGCGGGCACTTCGTCAGCATTTTCCTCCGCAAAATTGAGCAACGCTAAACGCGCATTTTTGTCTAGGCTCTTTTTTGCTTCGCCATCTTTATACGTTTGCATCAGCTTCTTTGCCTCATCGCCGACGTTATTCCACACCCATTCACGCAGGCGCGGCGACCGCACGCTAGTAACCATACCTTTGGTTAGCGCAACCACTTCACTTTCAGTTTCTTTTACTTCCTGCGAAGCATATTTCGCCGCCGCGCGGCATAACGATACGTCCACTAGCAAACCACGGTCGTTAATGCGCTCGTTTGTGTGATAGTCGGCCAGCTCATCAGCTGATAGATCGCGCATGGCCTTGGAGATCGCCCGCATGGCGCGCACGTCCTGCTCGCAGTAGGCGATCATCTCGGCCATTAAAGATGGATCACTGTTGAAACTGCCATCCGCACGTGGAATGGATAGTGCTCGTATGAGCTGACTTCCTCGGTGGTCTTTGCGCATGACGCTGCTGATTGCGCGTCCGACGTCTTCAAGGCCGCCAGGTAGGCAGTTCGCACGCGCTTGTGCAGCGGTGCAGTAGAACTGTTCGAGTTGAAAGTTACATTGTAGGACGTACCAGAAGATAAGACGTTCGAATGTCGCGTTGTGGGCGCGTATTTGCCCGGTATGCTTTCGCACTGCGTCTGGAAAAGGCTGGTCGGGAGTCCATGTGACAACGTCATCGTCGTCAAACGCGTAGGACATACATAAAACATCTGTGCTTCCGTCTTGTGCATAGTTGTAGACCCCTTTAGACGTAAGGTCGCATCGAGAGCGCGTCTCGAAATCAATCCAGAGAATTTTCACTTAAACACCAAAAAATAACTGTGAAAAACTCGCGCATGTTTTTGTACGCGAATTTTTTCCCCTTGTTTTGATGGCATAGGTAATCTATGTTTTGCAGCCAATATAAATAAATCTTCTATTCTAAAACCTACCTCCCGCGCCCAATTTATTACGTTAACGTGGGTACAGTGCATTTTATGGTTATGTATTATGTCTTGACACTTAAATACTAAAACACCCTTTTTAACTAAAACTCTCTTAGCTTCTGCTAAGGTAGATTTATAGTGTTGTTCAAGTTCGTCGTATCTCCAATAACCCGCAAATCGTTTTGCCATTATGGAGTTGTGTTCTCTGCCTTGTTTAATATAAGTTAAAAAAGGCGGGTCAAACATTAAACTAAATACAGACTTATCCGCTAACGGAAGATTATTGCTAGACGCTTCAACTACATTTTCAGTTTGTGGGTCTATATCAAATTTATACCTCGGTTCGGGTATATTTTTATAGAATCCACCATTTCCATAAGTTACATCGCACTCAATACCGTTTGGGCAATATAGAGAAATGATGGCGCAAAGAATATCGGATTGGTCTTCGTAGACCGATTTAACTATAGTCATAGGAGTAAGAGTAGGTGGGGTACTCACGCATCCGTCTCTGCCGTCCTAGGAACGGGCTTATTAGCGACTGCGTCGCTTTCCCCCGTGTTACTTAGGCCGAACGACGACGGCGTGCTGGTGCCGCCTCTTCTTTACCCTCTTCTGCTTCTTCAGTCTGGCCATCCATTGACGCCCAGTCTTGAATCTCAAAGACTGGCGTGTAGATTTTGCCGTAGGACTTGTGCTGGTAGCTGTCCTTTTTCAAGGATACGACTGGCACAGGCTTGCCCGGCGTTGTCTCGCACTGACCGGCAATTGCCACGCCCAGTGTGTTGACAGCGCGCTTGCCGCCCACTGAAGTTGTCGTGTAGCGCACTTCCAGACCCTTATCAGGGCCTGATAGGCATTTCAGCGACATGCCCACTTGTACTTCCCAGCCTTTCTTCGCGCCATGCGGTACTGGCGGCAATTCAGGCTTGGGCTCGGTGACCGGCACCATCATCTCACCCAATACGTCACCGTCGCCCCACGCGATATAGCCGTGGATGAACGAGAACGGATTGACTGCCCAAGTCGAATCAGACTCGACTTCGGTTTGCTCGGCGCCATAGATCCAATGGCCGCCCTTGTCCATCTTGAGAATGACGGAGCCAACAGCACCGACGTCTTTCTCAAGCGTACGCAGAGCAACAGACAGAGAAGAAACAGGGGGGAGATTTGCAATAGCGAATGACATGGTATTTTCCTTTACTATAGTTTAGATAAGGCAGCAGCAAGCTGCTTGCCGATTTGAAGAACCTCGGGTCGGGGATCGCTCTCCGGCACCAAGGTACTGCCCGAAGACACCGATGTAATCAGCGTCTCAGGAAGTTCGATTTTACGCTTTTTCAGCGCCTTTTCCGCCTGTGCAGGCGAAATAACATCTTGCTTAAACGGGTACACACCATAATCATTTAACCATTTTGTGGCGTCTTCATCGCTTGCCCACTGCCGCGTGCTGCGCTTGGCGACCAATTTGTAGCCTGGCACTTTCTGGCCTTTCTCCAACATCGTAAACGCCAACGCACGTAAGTCTTTGATGAAGTCCTCCAAGCGGTCGGCTTGGCCTAGCATGATGCTGATCTGCTCAACCGGCAGCGCGTCTAATTGCATCTTCAGCGCGCGGTCAACTTCGCCAGTCATTTGCGGGCAGATCGGTTTTGCAGTGCACCAGCGACAGTGGTCGCCGGTTTGCATTATTGGATCGGGTCGTAGTGCTTGGGTAACAGCACGCAAGAGGGAAAGTTCGAAATTAGCAACCCGCGCCTTATCAGTGACCCAGCGCCGGATTGCGGGTGGCTGCACGATGATAAGTTCAATCTCATCTGCGCCCTCGAAAACCCACTTTGCGGCCTCAGTACGCATAGCTGCCGCCGCATAAAACAATAGCTGAGGGTTATCGTCAGCATCAACAAGAATCCCATCGCCAAATTTCCAGTCGAGAACAATAGCCCGGCTGCCGATCCGACCCAATAGATCAGTAGAACCAAATACATTAGGAAGAAAATCTCCAAACCCCACTCGGGTTTCGACCATATACTCCATGCGGTTTTCTGGGTCGACTTCCGCGAGTGCTTCCAGAGCGGGTATAACTTTCTCATCGATCAACTCCTGTGTCAGCGTCTGATTCTTGTAGGTGGCGCCCAGCATCTGCTCGGGCTTTTTGTCGAACTCCAAGAGTTCAGCCATGACGTTGTGCAGCAACGTGCCACGGGCGGCGTGCTCGGATTCGAGCTGCGGCGGCATCTGCTGGCAGAGTTTGACGGACGCAGGGCAGGCGATGACGCGCTTGGCGGTGCTGCCCCCGACGATATTGGAGTGGTTCATTTGCGCGCCTTTCTAGCAGGTTTTTTGTGCCTCCACGAACTAGATAACCGCTGACGAAGGAGCAGTATTACCGGCGCAGCAATATCTTCGTAGACCCCAGGGTCAGTTTTTATTATTACTTCTATAAGATCAAGCGCAGCCTGCAACGCCGTGCCGTCTGCATCAAAAATATCTTCCATGTTCATACTTTACCTCCGTGTACTGTTTGAGCCTTCAGCATAGCGGCTAAAAAACCCCTTGTCAAACATTTTTAGATCATTTATCCTTTACAACATGAAAGAATCTGAGATAGAGAATTACTTCGTCTGGACGGTCGAGACGCTAGGCGGCAAGTCCTACAAGTTCCGGTCTGTGACGCAGCGAGGCGTAGCCGATCGGGTGGCGTGTCTGCCCAATGGCGATACGTGGTTTGTGGAATTGAAAACGACCGGCGGGCGCTTATCAGCCTTGCAAAAGTTTTTCTTACAAACGATGCAGCACCTAAACCAGAAACACGCAGTTTTGTGGACGAAAGAACAAATCGATGAGTGGGCTAAAACTAAGGCCGTACCAGGACGAGGCTGCTGACTTCCTGTACGAGCATGACCGCGCGATGATCTTGGCGCCCGTTGGCGCTGGCAAGACAGCGATTACATTGACCGCCATGCGCGACGTGATTATGGGTGGTGTGGCGGGGCGCTTTCTTGTGCTGGCGCCCTTGCGGGTGGCCAAGGACGTCTGGCCTATCGAAGCGCCAAAATGGGCGCCGTCGCTGCGGCTTGCGCTGGCTGTTGGCACGCCATCTGAACGGTTGCGGGCACTCGATTCTAACGCCGACGTGGTCATTAGCAATTACGACAACTTGCAGTGGCTGGCCGACCACGGCCTGCAGCAGTTTGATGCCATTGTCTTTGATGAATTGACCAGGCTGAAAGACCCCTCTGGCAAACGATTCAAGGCGCTCTATAAGGCGATCGACCACATTAAAGTCCGCTGGGGTCTGACTGGATCATTCACCTCGAACGGTCTTGAAGATGTCTTCGGCCAGTGCAAGATCGTCGACGAGAAGCTACTCGGCCGCAGCAAGGGCGCATTTTTGCAGCAGCATTTCGTCTGTATCAATCGCGACTACGGCGATTGGTCGCCTCGTCGCGGTGCGCTGGAGATGGTCATGCAGAAGATCAAACCCGCAACATATCTGCTAGACGCCGGTGTTTACAAAGACAAACTGCCGCCGCTTAACGTCGTTGAAGTGCGCTGCCAGATGAACTTGAAGCCATACGAGAAGATGCGACGCGACTTCGTGCTGGAATTGGGCAATGCACAGGCGATTGCTGCTAACGCGGCCGTCGTCACAGGCAAGCTGCAGCAGATGGCATCCGGCTTCGTGTACGAATCGAGCCGAGAAGCTGACCCGATGCGACCAGGTAAATTTTTGACGAGCAAAACGCCGCACTGGTTTAGTAGCCACAAGTTCGACCGTCTTGATGAACTGCTAGGGGAAAATCAACATGCCAATACGATCGTTGCATATACGTATCAGGAAGAACTTGCAGAGCTTCAGAGGCGTTATCCGCAAGGTCAAACGTTGGACACGCCAGATGCGATCGCGCGCTGGAATGACGGAAAGATACGACTACTCTTCGTCCATCCGAAATCCGCCGGGCACGGGCTTAACCTTCAGCACGGCGGGTGCCACATTGTATTTCTGTCGTTGCCGTGGTCATTGGAGTTGTACGAGCAAACGGTTGGCCGGTTGCACCGAAGTGGACAGCAACACGCAGTCTGGTGCTACGTGATGCTGACTGAAAAAACGATTGATGAACGCATCTGGGGCGCGCTGCACGACAAGCGCGCTATTTCTGACATTGCACTGGAGGAACTAAAGTGAGAAAGCGAGTCGAAAAACTTTGCGAGCACTTGGAGACGTTGCCGCGCAGACCAGAAGACTTGGAAGCTGCGCAGTTGCTGCGCGATCTGGCGCGAGTGTACGAGGCGGCGCGCGAGGTAGTGGTGGCTAAGACGCATGAGCATAGCAGGGCAGCTTACGCTGAATTAGTTGATATTTTTAAGGGGAAACGTGATGCCTAAACATCCGCACGCAGAACTCATTAAAGCTTGGGCAGAAGGTGCTTTAGTTGAGACATTTTCCAAGCGCTATAAACGGTGGATTGAGGCTGCAAAACCGACATGGGATGCCAATACGCAGTACCGCGTCAAGCCGCGTTTTACATTCTCAGAACGACGCATTGTCATTCACCCTTATACCGGCGTCTTAAACGCCAAAGCGGATAACCCAAACGTGCGTTTTTGTTTTGACTCAGATGGCACACTGCTATCAGTTGAAAAACTTGAAAGGAAGTAACATGACTCGAATGAACTGGGGCACACTTAATGCCCGCTTGTCGAAACTAACCGAAAAGCAAGTATGGACGCTGCTACAGACGGAATTGGAAACCTACCGCCGCGCATCATATTTGCAGCGCCTGCATCAGCGATATTGCGCGCTGCGCGATTCCCGTGAACGCGAGGAAATTATGGCAAAGGCACTAGAGCGATGAAATGCCGCGATTGCGGCGGGCGTACTTACGTTGTAGTTTCGCAACAGTTGCCAGATGGCATTAAACGGCTAAGACGTTGCCATACTTGCGGAGTATCTGCTTACACAGGTGAAGTTTGGTTAACTACATTACCGCCAAAAGCTAATAAAGCAGTTTACACTCAGAAAGAGGTAGAAGAAATGAACCGGGATAGAGTCAATACGCGTAGAAAAAACGAAGACAGGAGGAAAGATGAAGAAACGTAACGGTATGGATGCTAGTCATCACTATGTATATACCCCATCTACTACAGACGTAACCATTCGCTGGCGCGCAAATCATGGTTGGATACCGCCGACAGAAGACCCCGCGTACCAGAAAAAATGGGCTGAATTTCGTATACGTTCAGCGCAAGGATTTGAGACGCTAGTTAATCCCGACGCGGTTCTTGCTGCGGCTTCAGCGCTTCGTATTGCTTGATACATTGATTTAGCGAGGCTGCGAGCCTGGCTGCGTCGGCACTGTACCCTGCAAGAAACTCTCCATCTCCCCTTGCCAGTTGCGCTCCACTCGCTCCACTACAAGCGCAGGCGGTACCGGACACGGCACCGCTTTCGGTGGAGGGGCGATCCGGGCGCTCGCGCAAGCTGTTAGCAAGGGCAGCAGCGCGAGCGTTAATATTTTTGATCTCACGATCTTTCTCCATTCGTAGATTGTCGGCGCCTTGCTGAAGCGCCTGCTCTTTCTCGCGGGCTTGGCGCTGCGCCTCTGCGAACGCTGCCATCTGTTCAGCGCGCTCTTTATCCCACTGCGCATTGACCTTTGCTTGGCCGGCGTCGTCGCCCTGCCAATGGCCGACGCCATAGGCTAGGACGACTGCGACAACCGACCCGGCGATGAAGTAGGGATTCATTTAGGCGGTACTTTAGTGGCGCCTTCCAGCTTCTTGTGAACCTTAATCGTCTTGCAGACCTGTTTGCCCTTTTCTTCGTGGCACACCTTTTTCATCTCGCCACCTGCAAACGCAACAAGGGGGACAAACGCAATAAGTGCAATCAGATTTTTCATCATTCAATCTCCGGTTGAGGCGCCGGGGGTGGCGCGGGTTTGCCATTAAATCCCAGTATCACAGGCGCAGCAGTTGATACAGGCTCAATCGTCGGCTCAACACGTTTGGCTACAGGCGTCGGTGTAGGCGCTGGTGACGTCGGGGGCGGCGTCTTCATCGCGTCTTCACGCTCTTTCGCGGTGCTTAAGCCAGGGGGTATAAACTGATCTTTACCTTTGACTGCAATCAGCGTGGCCAGCGCGCCCAGAATGTACTTGGACATGTCTGACAACAGCAAAAAGAACTGCTTATCCGCTGGCGCCATGCCGCTCATCGGCTGCGTCACAAACACGACCGAGTACATTGACAGACTAGCCATCATAATCAGGATGACGCAAAAGCAGATGCCGATGATGAACTTTAGCCAAGCGTTTAGTTGCTCTTCATTCATTTGACCACCTTTTCCGGTTGCGTAACATCTTCAGGGCAGGTGCCGGTCGCAGTACAAATAGGCGGCTTGCATTCGATATTCTGCCAATTTTGTGGGTCTTGGCAAGGATATCGAAAACGATCTTGGCAAGACGCCAGGCTAATGAGCGCCAAGCACATGAAGAGCGTGCTCGTAATGCTTTTTACGGTCTTCGAGTCCAATCGTTCCTCCGTTAATGCGCTTAGTCAGTGTCAAGATGTCGCCCTCGTCTGCCCACTTGTTTAGACCATTAGTCTCCCAGAACCAACACGCCGATTGCGCTGCGCCCTCGAACGTCTCTAGATAGGCAGGCACTTCGTCGATTTTTAGCGGACGCCCGTCCACTTCAATGCTGTCAGCAAAGTTTTGATAGTTTGATCGTCCAGTAAGCTGTATAAGCCCACGACCCCGAAACCTATAGCCGTCACCAGAATGCTCATCGCCATTCCCCATACGGTTAGCATAAATACGGTTGGCAATAGCCTCTTGCTTGTTAGATTTCGCGCAATATTGTCCAGCAATAGCATCATCAGGAAAGTATTTCGGAAAAAGTCTGCGTAAAGATTGGGGTTTGTAATTCAGGTTTTCCTGCAATACGCTGAACCCGCCAGATTCATGCGCGCATTGGGCTATGAAAGCAGCCATGCGACGAGGCGTAGTAATATCGTAATCAGGAAATAGTACAGATAAAGCATCGTACCAATGCTCAACGTACTTATTCTTCGGGAGTAACTGGCGTAACTGGCTGATCGTCAGGTTCATACAGTTTCCTAAGCTCTAATACGTATTTGCGCCGAACTTCGCGCATTTTTTTAAGTTCTTCGGTTGCCGCGACTGTTGCGTTATTTAGGTCTACATAAGCCATCCCTAATAACGGTATTGCAAACACAAAGGTTAAAGCCATTATTGCCAAACATATGACGATAATGATTGATACGTCTGACTCTTTCGAATCATTAGCATTAGCGTCCACATCCATACCAGTACGAACAGGATTGCTCCAACCCAAATCGTTAGCGCTTTTGCCTTGTTTATTGTTCTTGCTCGTTGCCATGCTGCTATTTGAGCTTTCCGCATTTCTTCAGCGCGGGCGATTGATTGTTCATGGTTTATTTGTTCCCACATTTTTTCAAACCGCGTCCATAAATCGCCGAGCTCTGGCGGGGCATTCCACGTCATTTCTGTTCGTATTTCGGCCAAGGTAGCATCAAGCCTGGAACGTATTAAGACGCGGCGGAGCGCTCTTCGCCCTACACTTTCCTCCCCTCTATAAACTTTTTTAGCGTCCATCTCTTCCTTCATGAACAGCTTAATGATTGCATCATAAGCATCCATAAACTTTCCGAGATGTTCGCCAATGTCGCCTAGCGCCTCATTGGGGTCAGTCTTGGCTATAGCCTGCACCCGTTGTACTTCTTCGTGAAACTGTCTTTTCTCTTCGACGGACGGATTTGGTTTAGCCGCAAACTGCTTTTTCAAATCATCCAGCACTTCCTTGACATCGCCCGCCGCGTTTTTAATGTCCTTGTAAAGCTTACATCCGGCCTTCGCCGCCGCGATCGCTGTGTTAGCGGCAGCGATAAGCGCGAAGGGCATTTAGTCCTCCATCTCTTCCACCGGTAGCTCAGGCACAGGCGCTTGTTGAATGGGCTGTTGCATACCGACAGCCGCGCCACGCGCCGCGCCAGCGCGGGCGTTCATAGCTGCCTCTTGAACCCAATCAATGCCATATTTCTTGCCAACATTCAGCAGATCTTTAATCTGCTCTGGCGTAACACCTTTTGCTTTGGGTTCGACAGCTTTAGCTACCCGAACAAAGTCGGTTGGATTTAGCAATAGCTCTTTTAGCTTCTCTTCTGTCTTAGTAGCAGCCTGTTTAGCCCAGTATTTACTGAATAACGACGTTACCGCGTAACGAGCGCCCGACACAGGGTTGAAGAAGCGCGAAATGATCTGCTCCAGCGGAATGCCAGTTAGCTCTTCCACCGGCGTCTTCGGCACTGTCTCAGGGCGGAACGCAACTTGGGTGAGATCGCGGTTCAAGCGCTCTGATACGGCTGCGAAATCCGCGACTTTCTTTGAGTAGCCTGGGCCGAACACGCGGTTAAAAATTGCTGCGTTGTCGCGGTTATTTAGAAAATCGACCGCATTGCCGCCTTTAGCCACAATATCGTCCAGCATGTACGCGCGTGCTGCATTGACAGCATCCTTGTTGCCGCCGTACTGGCGCATGAACTTATTAGTAAAGTCCACGCTACCGTACATTTTCTTAACCAGATCGGCAGGCTCGGCGATACCTTCTTTGCCAAGAATTTGCTGGCCTGCCACGCGGCGGAATTCACCCTCAAGACGCGACTGCTGCGCCTTTAGCGCTTGGACATTATTAACCGCGCCGCGCAGCTCGTCTTCAAGCCCGGCAATCGACGCCATCTTGGGGGAGTTAGCCGCCAGCCAGTTGTTGGCGGCTTTGGGGTCGATGACATCATTCTTGAGTGTGGCTTTTGCGAAGCTGTCGTAGAACGCATCTTTGACAACTTGCTCGCCGTCTGCGCCCGTCACGCGTAAGAAGTCGTCAACATTCGTGCGGTTGCCGATTAGCGCGGGCGCAATCTGCTCGACGAATTTCTTTCGGTCAATCGACTTCAAAGTTTCCGCGCTAAAAGGCAAACCGACGCGCTGCAGATATGCATTATCTGCGTTGCGGTAGGCGTTTACAAAGTCAGGGTCAAGATTGTCAATGTGGCCCGATACCTTTTCCTTAAGCATGGTCAAGAACCGGATTTGGTCTGTATTGTTTGTGCTACGTAAATCCGCGTTAATCCGACGTTTCAACGAATCCAACGCTTCGGGGCTCACATCGGAAAACTGCACACCACCTGGCGTAATAGGCGCACCTTCAGCGGTCAGAATAGCGCTGGGTTCCGTGGTTTTTGGGCGGAAGCGCTTTTCAACCAGACCATATAGCACAGGAAATTTATTAAAGATGTCGCGATTGGTTTCGCTAGTAACAAAACCATAGATATCGTCTACCGCTGTGGCGGGCAACGCGACGCCTTTATCAGTAGCTACTTTGAAAGCCTCGGCGTAGAGGGGTTTAGTCGATTCTCGCGCGGCCTTTTCCTTTTGCGCCACAAGACGCTCAACTTGCGTACCAAACGCAGTGGGGTCAATTTCTTGGCGTTTGTAGGCATCGGCAATCTGCTCCTCAATAGTACGAACTTTGCGCCCTTCTGCGCGCGCTAAGTCGTAGCCAGACACTAGCGGCCTGCCAGCCTCAGACTTAACTGCAGCCTCGGCGGAAATCTTCGTTGGATCCCCGAACAGACGTATTTGATTCTTGCGCAGATCGTTAACGGCCTGCTCAAACTGCGTGCCGTATTTGGCGCGGAACTCTGGATCGCGCGACGACAGATTCTGGATAAAGCTGACGATAACCGGGTTGTCGGCAATCAGCGCGGATGTTGGCAACTGAACGTTTGGCGCGCCAGGCGCCTTTAGCGACACGCTCTGCTGCGCCCGAACCGCCTCTTCGACTTTAGACATCATGTCGGGGCGAGCCGACATGGCAGCGATCAAGACATTGCTGATGCGGTTATCAACTTCTTTTAGCAGTTCGTCCTCGGGCGTTTTGCCGCGCACCTTATCCCACATATTCTTGGCCGCATTCCAACCTTTGCCGCCTACATCGATGGCGAGTTTGCCGCCGGTGCCGGCGATATTAGCGGTGGTATACCCACCAAATAGTGACCCCGCTATGCGGCCGGCCGTAGGAGCGCCGACTTTTTCGCCAGCCGCCTCGCCTGCAACCCCGCCAGCTTCCGCACCGCCGCCTAGTAAAAACTGCTCGGCAGGACGCGCAAGAACTTGGGCTGCAGGGCCCATACGGGATACAACACCTAATGGCGGGAACAAGTAGGATTCGGGCGACGTGACTGCCTCAAGACCTCGCGCAACGATAGCCTGGCCAGTGGTAGCGGGCTGCGCGCCGGTCGAACCAAACAGGCGCATCAATGGGTCGTACGTTGCCGCACGGCCTGCACGGAAAGATTCCGTCGCGCTAGTAGGCGCGGGCGCGGGGCGCTGGCCAGCAGCCGTAGCGCCTAGCGTGATTGGGTTAATGCCTAAGTTGGCCAGCGTGTCGGACAGTGTGCGGCCCAAGCCGGTCAACGTGCCAACCGTGCCAGCAAAACCACGGCGCAGCGCTTCTGTGCGGTAATCGCCCGTTGCGGCAGGAGTCGTTTCGGGCATCAAAGGTATGGTACGGCCGCCACCGGAGAGCTCTTCGAGCTCGTCATCGGTTAGCGGAGTCTCGCTACGGTAGACCTTGCCATCAATCGTGTACTTGTAGGCCATGATTATTCCTGTTCGACAGTCACTTTCTTACCGTTTTTAAGCGTAAGAGTTTGCTTTTGCCCTTTCTTTGGCGCGGCGGGCGCTTTGGTTGGAGCCTTTGCCGCCGGTTGGCCGCCGCCAACGCGCGCGCCAACATCGGCGGGGATTGTCTCGTTAGTGCGGGGCGCTTCGGCGGGCGCGGCGGATTTCCCAAGCATAGGGAAGTCAAAAATTACGCCCATCTGATCTGCACTGTACCCAGACTGCTGCGCAATCTTGCGCTGTGTAGTTAATTCAGCGTTAGCTTTTTCCTTAGCTACTTTACGAATGGCTTTTAGTGTGGACTGTATTTTCTTTTGCGTATCAATGGTTGGTGTTCCGGTAAATAGTGTTGATGTAGTGTCAAAAAACCCGCCAATCAATGATGGATCGCCGCCAGCTTGTTCAATGTCGCGTCTACTTAATGTGCTGTCGCCAAGCGCTTTAGCCAACTGCACCCGTGCGGCGTTAAACGAAATATAATTGCCGGTCTTAATAGAATCGCTGATATTTTGCAGCGCAGAATCCGCCGAAGTGACGGTCTTAAGGAATGGGTCAATGGTGCGGATAACCTCGTTACGGAATGCCGGAACGCCTTCCGCGCCAGTTTTACCTTGCCCAGGCAAAGCAAGTTTAACTTCAGTTGTTTGACCTTTACGCTTGCCTTCAATTTGTGCTTCGGCATGGCGTACCATAAGATTCTTAAATTCATCCGTAGCAGGATCAAGACCAGCGTCTACCAACTCTTGAGCAAATGCGGAACGCTTTTCGGTAGCACTTTTTGTAGTTAGGCTTTCAATAGTTTTATCCACAAAAGCATTGTATTTATCAGTACCAGGCTTCAATCCTTGTAGCGCAGCACGTTCGCGCGCGATCTCAATTGCGTCAGGGATCTGGCCTTGACGTGCTGTTGTAGCTAATCCTGCCAAGGTATTGTTAATAATTGCTAAAGCGCGGGCCTTTTCCGGTGAATCCGGCAAGCCCATCAATTGCGCTTTGCGATCTTCCAGTTCCGCTTTGGCTTGCGCGATTTGCAATTCTTTTGGTGTAGCTGCGGCTTTACCTTCGCGCGTACGCTGTTGCGCCAGCGCAATGTCCGATTGCGCCTTGCGCGCATAATCAGCCAAGACAGTAGCGAACTGCATGTCGCCCATTTCGGCGGCTTGCTGGGCGCGCTGCAAAATAGCGTTGGGGTCGGCTACATCCAATCCTTGCGACAACTGCTGGCGCTGGCTAATCATGCGCAACTGCGGGTCTTCGACACCCAGCAAGCCGCCTACACCGCTGGCCAAATTAGCGCCGCCACGGAACAAACTCATCTCCGCACGCTGAAAAGGCGTCATTCTCGCAAATAGCAAAGCGCGGTCATCCAGCGCTTCTTGCTGTTGCATACGGTATTGATCTGGCGTCGTAAACAGCCCTAAGATTTCGCTTGCCATAATGGCTCCTTAATAACCAAATACCGAGCCCGACCAGGGCGTGTAACTAGAAGCTGGTTGCGCTGATACCGGCGTAAATGAACGCTCTTCGATTGGCGCTGGTGCTGATGGAAACAAACGATTCATCATTTGCTGCTGTTGCATGGAGCTGCCTATGCCCGACAACGCAGCGCCAATTGGGTTGTAGGCGTTCGCTTGCTGCATGGCCGCAGCAGCACCCAAGCCGCCTTGCAGCAACGCTTGGGCGCCTGCTGTATTGATGTTGCGGCCGCCCAAATTAGCGCCCAGTTCCAACGGCTGCAGGCCCAAGCTCTCCAGCGAGCTGATGCCGCCCAGATAGCTAGTAAACGGCGACAACGCGCCAACCTGGCCGGCCTGCATCTGGCCAAGCAAATTGGCGCCCGCGCCAAACAACCCTGTCCCAAACGCCAGCTGTTGCTGGCCGGCCTGCTGAGCTTGAGCCGCCAACGCTGCGTCTTGCTGAGCCAGCGCGTTGTAATACGCTTCGAGTTCTGGGTTGGTTGCACCCAAGCCCGCTGCGCCGGACGGACGCGCGCCAGTTGCGCCCACTGCCAAGCCAGAGCGGCCTGTTTGGAACACTTGATTGCGCAATTCAGAGAGTTGGCGCTCGCGGTTAGGCGCCAGCAAGTCCATCTGGCGTTGCATGTATTGCTGCGCAACTTGCTCAGGCGATTGCGCCAGATATTGTTGGCCCAGACCAAAAAGACCAGTAGCCGCAGTGCCTAGCGGCGCGTACATCTCTGGCGCTTGCTCTGCTTGCGTCAACAGACCGCCAGTCAGCGCCGATAAGCGATCCTGATAGGCTTTTAGTTCAGGGCTGATCGTATAGCCCGCAGCGCTTAATCGACCCGTCTTCGGGTCCATCGTAAATTGACTGGTGCCAAACCGAGTCGTAACGCCAACAGGCCTAAAGCGCGACTCTTCAGCGGCTATACGCGCGGCAGCGGTCTGCGCGCCTGCAGACGTCTTAGCAGCGTCTTTAGCGGCTTCGCCTTGAAGATAGCCGCCTAACAAATTTGCGCCTGCTGCGGCGGCGGTAGCCCATCCAATTGGCATGTCAGTACCCCTTAATCAAAATTTCATCCACTTTATCCGGGTCTTTCTCGTTCGTTGCGTGGATGCAAAACCAAACACAGTCAGTAATCGCTTTGATGCCGTGCGTCACGTTTGCTTTTATTTCTATACAGGCAGGCGCCTCGACAATATCAATCTTTTCACCTGTCATCACTGCCACTTTGCCTTTAGCCAAAATCGACAAATGACTAAAGTCATGCGTATGCTTCAAAATTGCTGTGCCCACTGGCACGAAAGCTTCTTTGGCGTACAACCCATCAGAAAAATGATGGGTAATTTCACCACCTAAATCTTCAATTTGTTTTTTAATTGCGCTCATAAATTTTACGAAAAGCTACCTCAGCAGCCTTCTCAGCTATCTTCTCAATCTGCTCGTCAGTTAAAGGTAATTTTTCCATTTAATAACTCATAATAAATTTAAGCCCATGCCCTTAGAACAATATTGAAATTGGCAGAAGTAGGAGAGAATAAAGCCGCAGAACTTTTATTTGATATGCGAGGGCCACCACCAATTTGTGTAACATATACGTTTGTGGCATCAGCACTTATGGTAATAGCCCCATAGCCAGGGGAGTCTGAGTGCTGAAAGTATATGGCATCGCCCACAGAATACCCCTGAATTGCTGATGTACACACATACATACCTTGCATCAAAACAGGTCTAGCACCAAGACTATGCGCCTGAGAATCTGTCTGACTTGCAGAAGTAATAGAAATTGCAGAAGATGTAAAAGACGTTGTAAATGGCAAACTAACAGTTACAGCGCCAGTAGAACCATTTACTGAAGTTACGCCAGTATTAGTAATAGTCGGGTTTCCAGATACGCCAGTACCATTAGTTACTGAAATACCTGTTCCGGCGGTAATAGTTCTTGCTGTCAATGTATTCGCCGCCGTTCTAACGGCAATGCCATTAGACGCAGCGTCTGCAACAGTTCCTAAGTTTGCTCTAGCTGCTGATGCAGTTGATGCGCCTGTTCCGCCATCAGCAACTGCTAAATCAGTAATTCCAGTAATTGATCCACCAGTAATAGATGCTCCTGATGTTGATACTGTAGTTGCTGATATTGTAGTTGCTGATATTGTAGATGCGGTTACTGTTCCAGTAAAAGAAGGGCTGGCCAAGTCGGCCTTAGTCGCAACCGCTGTGGCGATGTTATTAAATTCGGTGTCAATCTCTGTGCCTTTGACAATCTTGCCCGCATTGCCTGAAGGCAGCGAGTCTTTCGATGCAAAGTCCGTTGATTTTGTGTAATTTGACATGGCCGCTCCTTAACTTATACGGCCACGCTTGGCCAAAATCTCAATTTTTTGGATGGATAGTTCAAAACCATTTACTTCAGCCTCATATCCTGTCTGGACTACTTTCCCAGAGCCCGTTGCTTGCGTCGTTAAAGTCTGTATGACAATGCCCCCTGCGTACTGGGCAACCGGCACGCCGTTTGCCCCATACTCCGCAACGCCGTATTCCGAAACACCTTGCGTGGGGACTTGTTCATTTTCAGATAAATAGTTTTCCGAAAAATCGTAACCCCACTTAATAGTGACGGTTTGATTTGATCCGCCAATAACTACAATGGAGATACGTTTAACGATAGATGTTACCGACACATCACCTAAATCAGCGTGGTTTGTATAGTACGCGAGGCGGTAAGTTTCAGTATCGTCTAAATAGCCGCCGTATTTTCCAATGTAGCCGGTCTTACCTATCAATAGATCGCCGTTACGCCGCGCGTATAACGCAGTAGGGTCTATATGGCTCCAAGACGTAATTCTTGACGCGCCGTCCGGCAATGCAACTCTTGTATCAAAAACATAAACTTGATTAGCGGTAGGAAACGTAAGTAGGTAAAACGCATCAACTTCCGAGTAAACAGCTTTAATATTTGCTGGCGTCTCGCCAGCGACCAACTGCATCAAATCGTTACGGACATTTTTGCTCAAATCCCTAAACGGAGCAGATTTTTCTTGGATTGTCCGCAAAATTGATCGTACGCCGCTGTTGGATAAAAATACGACGTCTGTGTTCGTGCTTTGAATTGAATCGCGCCATTGGCAACCAATACCAATCACCGTGTCGTACAACGACATAGTCGACGGCGCGGTAGCGCCTTGGTAAACCAGAATTTGGCGCTTGCCGAAGATAAACAGAAAGCCATTATGCGCAGCCAACCCTGTGATTTCGTCCGCGCCGTTAGGCCAGACGGAGTTGACATTTAACGTGCCTGACGTGCCGCCGGTGTAGATATGGCCTGAGAGCAAGTCAGAAAATGTCAGTGTTACTTTGTCCGCGTTGCTGCCGGCGATCCATAGCCGACCGTAAGCTGATAAGACAATATTGCCCTGCGGCACTGTGCCGGCATAGCCTGCCTTTTCACTAACGCGCCGATACGTAGTGGTACTGACCGCCGGATCGTATATCAACGGATCGTGGCCTGCTTGAAAAAAGTAGGTAATGCCGCTTAACGACGCACATTGCCAGTTGCTTGCAGTAATCGTAGGGGCCGTACCCCCACCCCCATAGGTGAGTTCAGTCAGACTTGTACCGCTTAGTTTAAAGAGCTTGTTGTTGCCCGCGCACAACACAGTCACGTTGCCATCTGATTGCACCAGTTCATGGATGACACCGACGTCGTTTGAGCCTAAGTTGCCTGTGCTGGTGTTAACCTTAGACCAACCCTTGCGTGCGCCCATGCGCCCATATTGGTCCAGAATGCAATTTTGAGCGGTCAGCGCAAACCCGGCCGCCAAATCCAGCGGCGAGTCCTGGGTGTTTAAGCCATAAAACCCGGGCGCGGAAATTGAGAATCGCTCAAGTGTCTGGCTCATACCGCAACAAACTCCTGCATTTCAGGAAAGCGCGTAGCCTCCAAGGCTATGTAATCCGACAACATCGAGCGGTATAAATTGTAAGCTTCGGACGATGATAGCCCACCATCTTCGCCACGCTCTACTAACGCGCGCGCATAAGCGTTTTGCTCAATCAATTTATAGTTTACCAACGGTTCGTCGCCGTCGGCCGATAAATCGGCTTGCGGCACGCACAAAAAGAATTTCAGCGTGTAAACACCATCTGGGATGCCGTAAAGCTGCACTTTAGCGTCGCCGCTGTTGTCTACGCCCTCAAAGCAGTATTGCGTAGGGATGTTCTGAACTATCGGGGTAAAGTTCTGACGGCGGCGCATGTCTGCCACAGAAATTGTCTGCATGACGACGTTGCTGGTTGTATTCAATGGCTCGCTGGTAACGCGGAATTTCTGACCAGCGCCTGTCAGCGCGTATTCGTATGTACTGGCAACTGTAGTAACAATAATTTCTTGGCCGAGGGCATTCCAATCAAACGCATCCTCAATCTGACGTTTGGCGTCGTTGACGAATTTGCCGATAAGTTGGGAATAGGAAGTAAGCGCCACAGTCGAAACCGCAGGCTCCCGCAGACGGGCCAATACAGAATTAACGAGCTCTAAATAGGTCATTTGCTTTTCGCCTTATTCCTTGCGGATATAGCTTTAGCTTTTACCTTTGCATCTGCTTTGGATGAGGCGCCCCAAGCATTTAACGATAGTAGCAGCCGGGTGGGCTTGCCATTTTCGTATTCGGGGCCGGGCATGTTGCCCATCCTAGCGAGAAAAGAAGCTCGTCTTGGGTTATTTCCAGATTTTACCGGCGGTTTTAGATTACCGCCAGTAGCAGCATTATAAGACGCACGGCCTTTGGCGTTCAAGCCGCCCTTGGGGTTTTGACCGGCTTTTCGTTGCCAGGCTGGCGTCTTAGAGGTCATTTTTTCCTCGCGGCTCGCATATTATCAATTAAGTTAGGATAAGGCCGCTCGGCCTTCTTGGCCATTTTCTTGGCGGCGGCTTTTTTAGCCGGGGTCAACGGCTTGGAAGGCCCCAAACTTTTTGGGCGCTTCTGATCCCAAACCGGCTTCATCATTTTTTAGCTTTTTTCTTGGCCATCCCCGCCATACTCAACCCGATGGCGACAGCCTGTTTTTGGGGGTAGCCTTCTTTGCGCAGCTTACTAATCTTTGCTGATGCGGCAGCTTGCTTACCTTTTTTCGTATACGGGTACTTTTTTCCGTCAACCATAGGCATGATGTCACCCCTTAAAAAATACTCTATCCAATACAAACGTTACTAGGCCGCCGGCAAAAGACACCACCGCCATGCCTACCCATAGGCCACCTTTGGATTTATTGGCCATTTCCAATAGCTTTTTGACATCCTCACGCAAAGCGTAGACTTCAGACTGAAGCACTTCTACCTGAGCCTCAAGCTTGCCGAATTCACGCAAATCAATTTCAGACATTTCCATGTTTCCTTGGTCTACCAGGGCGTTTTTGCGGAACGGGCGCGCTAAAAGCCGTATCAGTACGAGTATCATTAAAATGCAGCTGTTCTTCGTTTCCCTCTTCATCCACCCGAACGTACCCTGAATGACCTTTCATGCTATCAATGTCGTGTTGCAGCGTGAAAGTGACAGTTTGTCCGCTAGTAAGGCAACGAAAAGTTGCAGGCATAATAACTCCAGAAAGATAATCAGGGGCCGAAGCCCCTGATTTTTACGCTAACGAACGAGCAACGACGATTCGCAGAGTTGAAGATGCTAAGTCAACTGACGAACCTGACTCATTTTGGATACGAAATTTGACGGTATTTGCCGCACTGACATAGCCAGTAACAGTAAGACCAACCAAATCCACGCCCAGCGATGCACCAATGACCATATCGCCCAAAGCAACGCCCGGTACGGTCACATCGTCAGTTTCGCCAACCCCATCACTTAATGAACCGGCGTCCAGTGTGGCAGTTACTAGCCAAGTATCAGAAAACAAGCCGCGAAATTGATCGTTGCCTGCGCGTACAGTTACTGCTGATGCTGTTGCCATAATAATCCTCCCAATTAGGTTAAAAACCCCCGCCCGAAAGCGGGGGGTTTAATTAGGCAGGTACGGCCAGAGCAAATGCTGACGACGAAGTTGCAGCGCCAACAGTTGCAGCAGTACGCATTGCTTTAACACCGTAGATCGTGTCAGCAGTAAACAGGGTGCCGAGGTACTCCTGTTTGTACTGAGTCTGAGTACGGACACCCAACTGCTCCACCAGAACCATCGCATCACGGTGGCCCATCAGGCAGATACGGTCAGCGCCTGAGTTACCCGCGCCAGTATCGGCGTTAGAGGTAACAAACACGGGGATGCCGTACAGATTGCCGATTTCGCCGTTACGGATAGCGTTGCCGTCGCCCACAAAGGCTTGCTCAGTATAACGAGCCAGTCCCATCAGGGTGTTACGCGACGATGGGGGGATGACAAAGAAACGGCCATCCATCGGAGTGTCGTTGTCATCCAGACGCTGGATGGTACGACGGATTGCGGCGTCGGTCAGTGCAGCAGCATTGGAAGTCGTGCTGTTGTACGCCGTGGTGCCGTCCGAACCGATGAACGCTTTGGTGGATGTATTCGACGTTGCATAGTCGTTGGTGCCGATAGTGGCGCCGTTAAACGCACGGCCTAGCTGAACCAGGTCGGTGTCCACGCGGCGAGCCAGCGCATAACCCGCGTCTTGGGTATAGAACTGACGCATGGAGTTCAGAGCCTGAACTTCAGCGATGTCCTCGATCAGACGGCTGTACTCATAATGCTTGTCGATAGCGACTTGCACTTCGGAGTTACTAGCAGCAATCAGTGTAACTGCATCGGTTGCGGCTTTAGCATTGGCCGTGCCGCGAGTCGGAGCGGGGATATGAATAGTGTCGCCTTTTTTGCCCCTGAAGTTCATCTTCATGACCAGATTGGCCAAAACGAGGTTCTTCTTATACGAAGCAACAATTTCATCACTCCAAATCTCAGGTACAAAAGTACCGGCGCTGGAGACGGTAACGCTATTGGTTGGGTTAAAAGCAGTATTTGCCATGTTAATTACTCCTAAAAGTCAAAAGTTTATTTGACTCGACCTTCGCGATACGCCGCCATAATTTCATCGGATAACATGTCGTATCTAGCTGGGTCGGTCATTTTTAGCCGAATCAGGTCTGCCCTACGGTAGACACGTTTTGAAGCTTCCCCGGTTCCGCCTGTGTCGACTTGTGCGGACTTCATTTGCTGCTGGCGCTTTTCCTTTTGTTCGGTCTGCACCTGCTGCGTCTTGACGCCCTTCAAAGCCTTATAGGTCGACAGCAATTCATTGCCCGAATCAAAATCGAACTGACCATCTGCTTTGGCATACAGTTCCAAGCGCACAGGGGACGACTTAACCCACGCATGGAAGTCAGGATCTGCCGCGATTTGCATAAAATCGGGGTGTTCCTGCGCCAGTTTCTGCTGTGTCTGAAGTTTTTTAAACTCCATCGTAGCTTGTCTAGCCGCCAAAACATCTGGATGTTGCGACACGGTTTGCTGAATTGCCTTGTGAGGGTCTTCATAGAAGTCTACTTCAGGCTCTTTTTGTTCAACAGGCTGCGATTTCGCGCTGAGATTTTGCTTTATGAGCTCATCGGCCAGTTTCCGCACTTCCCCGACTTCTTGCGCCTGTCGACCGATGACTTTTTCGGCCTCCTGGTGCATTTTGATGATGTCATCGACCGATTTACCTCTATACCGGTCGGGGACTTCTGGCACGACGTTCTTAGTCGTGTCCTGAAATTCGGGTAGTTTCGCTTCTTCTGCCTCAAGCTCGCTAGGCATCTCCGGTTCTCTATCAATCAGCATGTCAATTTTCCTTTTCCTGCCATCTTTTGGTTCCCAGGATTAAACATGAACAGGGCATTTCTGCTTATCTGTTCGCCTTCTGCTCCGATTTTAGCTTGTCGCGGTGCTTTTTATCAAATTGATCGAAAGCTGTCGGAAAATGCCCCGACCACCCCTCTAGCTTAAATGGTGTGGCAGATATTACGCGGTTGGCTAACTTACCGCAATTGCAACTAACGGTTTTGTCCTCATAAAACGTAAACCGCTCGATGCGCTGTCCGCTTTCGCAGACAAATTCATATATTCTTTTCATCTTGTAAGTCTTCGTAAGCTTGCTCGCTGACCTGTTTGAGTGTCTTGAGCCACGTTAGTACCGATAACTCACCCTTCTTAAATTGTAAATCTTTTTCGTCGCTAATAACAGAAATGTTGTTCAACGTCTCTATTATCTTTTCGATATCATCTTGCAGATCGCGCCACCCTGGTGTGGCCATCATAGTGAAGCGATCCTCGTAGTATTTCTGTAGCTCAGGGGTCATTTATGGCGTCCCAAGTTTGATTAGCTTCATTCCATGAGTACATTTGTCCGTCGGTAGGCATAGCTACAGGTGGTTGCCAATTAGCGTCACCGTCTAGTGTCCACGATGGATACGGCTGCGGAGGTACAAACGCATCTATATCTGCACGATAGGTATAGCCTATGCCAGCGTAGTGCTTGCGGAAATTGGCGTTATAACTGGTCTGCTTCCAAGTGCCACCCAACAGACGCTCACAGAAAGCTGCGCCGATATATTCTTTCTCAACGCCATTGGCATCGCTAGTATCTTTGTTATCAACAACGATTACTCGCTGTACGATACCGTTGTCATCAATTTCAGCGAAGTGCGCCATTCAAGCCTCCAGTTTCAATTCGGTCAAACTTAGTTCGTCACCAACAATTCCCACAGGGAACGTATTAAACGACATACTTATCCTCGTTTCCTCACCTTGTACAGCAGGAACATTATGCTCAAGCGACGAAGGAAACAGAATCAATCTTCCTTTAATCGCCTCAAACCACCATGACTCAGAGTTGTACAAGTTCCATTCTTCAGGTGGAAACTTAATCTGTTGCCAGCCAGAACGATAGAAATAAATCTTATCGTCAGCATTAGTATTTAGATAAAACACACCTGATACAAAGCTATTTGGATGTGCGTGTTTATGATGCCACTGACCCTGCTCTGAATAGTTAAACCAACTTTGAGTAATCCGCAGTGCAACATCATGCTTAGGATTAGAAGTTGCTTTAAAGTATTCAGTTACACAATCTTCAATCCATCCCCGTAGAGAAGTCATCACAGGATCACGCAGCACAAAGTTATTTGTACTTGTGACATTTCCCTCATTAGGTCTGGTTTCTTGACCACGCACAAACAAAAGTTCCTCATCGGTCAGTGGACGGTCTAAGTCAAACATACCTATTGGGATAGGGAACAAATGGTGCATATTCATGCGACCGCCTTTTCAAATTCTTCTGCTTCAGCCTTCAACTTAGCCAAGTCCTCATCAAGCCATATCGTAGGAATCTTTTCTTCAAACTCTTTAATCTGATCCATTACCCAATAGACTTCTTCAATAGATGGACATGGACGAGGATCATCCCAACGGGTAAAGACGTTGTTCGAGATTTCCCATTTAGCATTAGGACGCAACAATTGCATTGCAGTATCTATGCCGAAAAGTCTGTAGATTTTAGTTTCCATAAGTCCTTATTGGTTGATCTTGATGATGACGATGCCTGAGCCGCCAGTGCCGCCTACATAGTTTTGCCAGTTTGTAGCGTTACCTGAACCAGCCCCGCCACCACCGCCGCCAGTATTTGCTGTTCCGTTATCACCATTAGCAGCAGTACCTTTACCTGCACCACCACCACCAGAGCCGCCTGTGCTGCTTAACCCACTGTTGTATGACCCACCACCTCCACCGCCAGCGTATGTAACCGACGATCCTGAAATGGATGACGCAGTCCCATTGCCGCCGTTTCCTCCAGCCGAGTTTGCGGAAGCATTTCCCCCAACTGCTCCAGCCCCGCCGCCACCACCACCTCCGAAATAGGATCCAGCGAGGTATGCTGTTCCACCGTTATTCCCTTGTGACGGGGTTGTTGATGGGCTATTTCCCGTTCCACCTGTTGATGTAAGTTGATCTCCACCCCCACCACTGCCGCCGTTTTTGTTTGCCGAAGTATTTCCACCGCCACCACCACCACCATTAGAAGTAATGGTTGAAAAAATGGAGTCAGAGCCTTTTGAGCTAGCAGTTGTTCCAGTTTGTCCAGAGCCTCCGGCTCCGACGGTAATGGTGTAATCAGTTCCAGCTGTAACAGACAAACTTGTGCCTGTTCTAAAACCACCAGCGCCACCGCCAGCCGCATATCCACCTGCACCGCCACCTCCAGCCACGACCAGATAATCCACGCTAGTCACACCTGTCGGGCAAGTCCACTTTGATGATGCCTTGAACGTGAACACAGTCTGTGATGCCACGGTGTATTTCAGGATGACGATGCCAGAGCCGCCAGCCTTGCCGTTTTGCTGCGTTGGCGTATTGCCGCCACCGCCACCTCCGCCACCGCCTGTGTTGGCAGATCCAGCAACAGCATTATTGGTATTGCCTTGACCGCCTGCGCCACCGCCACCAGAACCACCAGTTCCTACTGTTCCAGCCCCATTCGTTGCTCCACCACCTCCACCGGCGTATGTGACAGACGATCCTGAAATGGATGACGCAGTTCCTGCCCCGCCATTGCCGCCAGCAGTGCTGGAACCATTGCCGCCAACCGCGCTTGCGCCACCACCCCCACCAGCACCATACTGAGGCGCAGATGTTGATGCAGTGCCGCCATTGCTACCTTGGCTCGGTGTCGTGCTTGGCGTGTTTCCTGCTGCTGCTGCAGCAGAAGTATTCCCCGCTGCTCCACCACCAGAACCGCCAGATGCTCCAGTCGTAGTAACTCCAGACCCATTCCCGCCACCCCTGCCGCCGCCATAAGCTTTTAAAGTATTTGTTCCTGCACCTGATGGACTTTCAACAATAGGAGAACCAGCAATAGATGAGTCGCCACCACTACCTGAATTACTCGCTGCTGAAGCAGTGCCTCCACTGCCAACGGTAACCGTGTAATCAGTTCCAGCAGTTACGGATAAAGCTGTTCCAGTTCTAAATCCTCCCGCACCTCCACCACCGCCATTCCAATAAGCACCACCGCCACCACCAGCCACCACTAGGTACTCAACCTCTGTCACACCAGTAGGCGCAGTCCATGTGCTCGATGCAGTGAATGTCTGCACAACGGTATAGTTGCCAGCCGCTAGTACGCGACCCAACAGCATTGCCATGATTCCACTCATGCCAGCCCCTTAACTGACGTTGCCAGAAACAACGCAGACTGTGCCGCTAATAAACAGAATAGTCGCAACGCCCCTAGTTGCAAGCGTCATCGTGTCCTTGTCCGTGTTTGTTCCTGCAATGTAAGCCGTGGTAATTGAACAAGTGACGGTAATGTTGCCTGTGGTGTTATTAAACAGCGATATAACGTCACCAGCAGCAAATGTGTTGTTTGGAATCGTGATTGATCCGCTAGTACCAACGCCAACAAATTTGCCAACATCTGTCGTGAGCAATGAATATGAAGTTGTTTTGTCTGATCCAGATTGCGGGATGTTTCTGTAACCAACAGAGTTCGTGCCATCAGCAGTACAGTTAGTTAGTGTTCCAGAACTAGGAGTACCCAAAGCGCCGCTAGGGGCTACATAGTCAGTTCCAGCAGTCGCGGCGGTAAACGCCGAGGTGCCGTTGCCTTTCAACACGCCAGTCAAAGTTGTCGCGCCCGTACCACCATTAGCTACTGGCAGCGTGCCAGTCACCTGGCTGGCTAGATTGACGGTGCCGGCTATAGTTTTTAGGTTGCCGTTGGTGTCGAACGTACCGTCTGTCGTCCAGGTATCGCCCACAGCCAAAGTAACCTTAGCTAATGTGCGCTGCGTAGCGTTGTTATCGTACTTGACAAACACCGTCACAGCGGCCGTGTCGCCGTTGTAGATGGTAAGGTCTTTAATGACGCGACGATTGCTACCTGTCGGGGCGGGAACGACTGTGACATCAGTTGAGCCATTTAACGCGCCATCCGTTGCGCCCTCAGTAATGCCAGAGCCTGCATTGTCAGCATAGGTCGCAACGAATGTCGGGTTAGTTGTGGCCGCCGATGTGGACATGGCCACTTGCAAGCTAATGGCTGTCCCATCTAAAACTAAAGTCTTCATGTTTACCTCTTAAGATAAAAACCAAGCGTACGCACCGCCATCACCCGAGCCCCCGCCGCCGGTTGACGCAATCGTAATTGATCCAGCGCCATTCGTGATCGTAATATTTGAGCCGGCGGTAATATTGGCCTTCTCCCATAGACTTGTCGTCTGGTTGTAGATCAATATCTGGCCGTTGGTGGGATTTTGAGCTGATACATTGTGCAGCTCATCCATCTCATAGCCATTTTGTATGCGTACGTACAGTTGACCATTGCCTGCATTAGCGCGCTCGACAGTGCCCACATAAACCAAATGGTTTGGGGCGTAAGGTTTTGTCGCGGTAATCGACCCCGCCGTCGCACCTAGATAAATAGAATCGCCGTCCGAGTACGCGCCAAGATTCAAGCCATCAAGCACGCCTTGGCAGATAATCATGCCGGTGCCGCCAGCCGTAATATTTTCTGCCGCAACACCTATCGTTTTTGCCGAAGTTGCGTCCCCAGTGTTGTACGCTAACTTGACCGACAAACGATTACCTGTGGCTCCAAAGGTATAGACGACTTGACCTTTATTAATTGTCACTGCTTCAGCATTTGTAGCTCTGGCGTATAGCGTTTGTCCTACATCTGCTGCCAAAGTAGAAGTTAACCCAATTGCCAAAGAGTTCTGCGCAGCATCCCAATACATGCGGCCGACCGCGTTTGAAACTGTTGGTGTAGTATCAAAATCAATGTAGTTGGCTACCCCTAGCGACGATACGCCAGCTATGTCACCTGTATCTGACACTGTGACGGTGCTGTTCTGGACGATCTTGCCGGTAGTACCGTCATAGCGAGCAATTGCGTTGTCCGTCGACGAGGCTGGGCCTGTGACGTCGCCGCCGCCCCCGCCGCCTGCGGTAGCCCACGACAGATTGGTTCCGTCAGTTGTTAGGAATTTTCCTGAATTGCCTGTTTGCTCGGGCAGACCGACGCCTCCCGTGCCTGTATTGACGATGACTTTAAGCTTATCGGCGATGTCCGGCGGCAGTACCTCGCCTGCATTGATCTGACGACCGTCAGAAAGTTCAATAACGAGACTGTTATCGAAATCCAGATACGCATTAACGACTGATACGCCATCTTGGCCGGACGCGCCGTCCGCCCCAGGCGCTCCGTCCGTACCATCGCGGCCGTCACGGCCGGGCTTACCATCCACACCATCGCGTCCAGGGCGTCCGTCCTGCCCTGGGGCGCCGTCTTGGCCATCTTTGATGTTGGCCACACGTTTTTCAATTGTTGCGGCAACATTTTCAAAGCGAGCTGAGATGTCCGTCTCAATCTTTTTCAAGGCGGAGACAACCATCTGGACGTTCTCGCCAATTTTCTTCTTTTGAAGCTCTCGGCTTTGCTTTAATGACTGCTGGACAGACTCAAGAACCTTGAGTTTGTCCTCATCGGTCATCTCATCGAGGTTGGGGAGCATACTCATTTAAGCTCCCCCGCCAAAGTTTCCAAGAAATCGTTCTCCACTTTGCTCAGATTTTCCTGCTTGTTCATCATCTGGAGTTCAACAATCTTCGACTTGTTCTTGATGTCAGCCTCTTTCAACATCAATTCAGCCACTTTGACGCGCTTATCGAACTCTTTTGAGGCCAAATCCGCCTGATTGGGCAGGTTTGCAGTCAGTCCTTGCTGTATTTTGGCCTGCACTTCGATTGGTTTTAGCTTCGTTTCGACCAAAGTCTTCGTCGCTTCAGCCCTATTTTGCTCGGCTTGCGTCTGATTGACCGCAATTTGCGCTTGCGCGGCCTGCATAGTTAGCTGTTGCTGCATCATCGCCATTTGTTGCTGCTCTGGATTCGGCTGCGACATCTTTGTCAATGCTTCTAAGAGTTCCAGTCGATTTGATAAGCTGCTATTAGCCACAATACCTTTTAGAATGATCGGCAAGACCGGAGTGTCGGGGCCAAGCGTTTGTAGCAAGCCTATAAATTGTTGCTGCTCGTACTCGCGCGCCAAAATGCCCAGCGTGCCGGTCGGCACAAAGTTCAAATCCGTTGTAGGGTAGCGCTCGGGGTCAAACTGCATGTACCTAAACGCGGCTTTTTTGATGAAAGGAATTAAAAAATCTTCCTGAAAGTTCACCAGCGTGCGCTTGTACTTCTTGATGATAGTAGCCACTGCCATTGACATCGCAGCTCCACCCCCATCGCGGCTCACTTGGCTCACCATGCCGTTGCTGTCCATAGTGCCAGTAGCCTGCAATAGCATCCTCTCGAACGTCTGCGCGGTAGTGATGTTCTCTTGACCTGTTTGACCGAACTTGAACGGGAACAGAATCTCGCTCGGGTTGCCGTTCGTCAGCATTGCTTTGCCCGGCTTGACCTCAAATTTCGCGCCGCGTGGCAGACGTGTGGCGTCCATTCCCATCATCGGAGAAGTAGTCAGCGCTAAACTATCCAAATGGCTTCGAACTTGAGCGTCAATCGCCTTTTGCATGTTGTACGCTTTTTCGATCGTGCCGCGACCCAACAGACGATTCGGTACGGTGTCGTCCTGATAGGTCAAGACCGGACGATCTTTCATCATGTACGGGCTAGCTTCTGCTTTTAGCAGCATCCCGTCGTTGCCCACCACGACAATGGCTTCAACCATATCTTGGTAGTCGTCAACGGCGGAGTCTTCAGGAAAGAGCTCTTCAATTTTGCCGCCCTCTTCCATCTCTTCGAGCTTAGTCAGGTATTCACGGGGCACCAGACCGTAGTAGGTCAGCAATTTGACCTTCTCATCTCGGTAATTTTGAACTTCTTGCGTTGGTTCCAGATCGGCGTCTTCGTATTGGGGGGTGATGTTGACTTTGCGGTAAACACCTCGTTCAATATTGCGCACGACCTTGTGAATGGACACGTACTTTTCAATGGCTACGCCCATGCAGTCGTCAACCGTTGTGCCGTTAGGGTCAAACAGAAAGTTTTTAGGATTGACAGGTATTAGTTTGATCGCAACGCGGGGCTTTTCAATCACCCCGATGGCGGCCTGTCCTATTTGGTTAGGTATCGGCTGGGTTGATGGAATGTATTCGGTTTCCATGCTGACGACAATCTCACCAATGCCCGTGCCGTATATCTCCGCTAAGAGTTCAATCTGGTCAATCGACTTTTTGATCTTGTCCTTCTTGAAGTCTTCAGACAGCTGGGCGCGTAGTGCCTCAACATCAATACTATTGCCGTTGACGTCCTGCAAGTCGTCGTCAATATCAAAAAACTCGCCAGAGCCAAAGATCGCTTCCATAATCTCTGCGTGGCGAGTCTCGACAGCTTGCTGTGCGGCGGGGGTAACGATACGAGAGCGCTCTGATTCGCGTGTCTTGTCTTCGGAGGCCCATTCGCCTCGGAAGATGCGCTCGTATTCTTCCCAAAGCGATAGATAGTTGGTGTCACGCCAGTCGCGCCAGCGATCGCAATGCTCAACGACAAAAGCCGTCAATTCTTTGTCGGCTTCTGTAGGCTGATCGAATTCGTTCTGATCCATTTAGAATCCCGCAATGATGTCTATAGGCTCCCAATCGTCGCTTGCGTCGTCCTCGAAATAGCTGGTCACGGCCAATTGATCGATGTACGAGAGCGCGTCGGGCAAGTCATCATGCACGCCTATGGCGGGGAACATGAGCAACTGGTCTAAAAACTCCGTCCAGTCTTCGTCTCTGTTTAGGATGATCCGGCCGTGCTCAAAGCGTCCCTGAAGGCTCCAGATGATCCTGTCCGCTTTTTTACGGTTGCCGTGCGTCAGGTCGATGATATGGGAATATACATTATTCTTACGCATCAAGTCACTCAAATACGGCAAAACCGCGTTTTTGAGTGAGCCGCGCTCGATTCCCACCGATAAAGGCCGATAATCGCGCATGGCAACCAAAATCTTAGCTGCTGTCTCCCTGATGTCCCAACGCCCATGCTGGATGTCCTTAATAAACCACTGCCCATCATCCGTCACCTTCACGATCGCAATGGCCGTCTCGTCCAACCGTTTCTTGGAATTTGCTGCTTGTTTGGCAACTTCCTCAAACCCTGCCAAGTCAACCGCTACAAAGTAGCTGCCGTAGTCGGGCTCTTCGCCGTACTTGATCCAATCTTCTTTAAAGACGTCTGACCCTGCATTGTCAAAGCTGGCCATGTACTCTTGCTTGAACGCAAAGGTACTCAAGGTCTTTTTAGCCGACTCAATCTCGGTTGGGTCAATTAAGGGGTTGTCCTTGGTCGTGAAATGCCAGCTTTTCCAGTCGGTATCGTCGCCAGACTGGCCTAGCTTGAAGATGTCGAAGAACCAATTACGCCCTTTAGGCGTGCCAATGAAGAGCCCTCGGCCCTTCTTGTCTGACAAGCTGGCTCGGATGACCTGCTCCCAGGCTTCTGGCTTAATGTCGGCCACCTCATCCAGCACGGCGTAGGTCAAGCTTACGCCGCGCAGCGTATCCGGCCTATCGGCGCCCCTGACATAGATGGTCGCGCCGTTGATTAGCGTGATGTCCTGATTGTTGACGTGGCTGTTAGAGATCACCTCGCGTCCTAAGTCCAGCAAGACGTTCCAGATAATCTGTCGCGCCTGGCCGTTGGTGGGCGCCACGTATAGCACAGCTGAGCCTGCTGGGCAGCGCAGTCCCTCGATTAGCAGGGTGGTGGCCGCCAGACGCGATTTGCCGCACCGGCGACCGGCGGCAACCACTTTGAAGCGCGTCTTGTCCTCAAAGACCGTCTGCTGCCACGGCAGGAGTTGAAAGTTAAGATCCGCCATCTTTCATCTCCACGTCGATGATGTCTGCTTGGGGTGCTGGCGCGTCGGGGCCGCCAATGCCGGTGATGTTGATCGTCACTGCGCCTCGCTGGGCGGCGGTCTTCTCGAACATGCTAACAGGCAGCGCGCGCTCCATACAGAGCTTTAAGGCTGCCATCTGGCCAGGGTGGCCATCCTCCAAGGCGATGTCAATCACTTTCTTGACAACCTCCTGCCCCTTGCCTTCGATCAGCATCTGCTTCAATTCCTTGATGCGCTGATTGTCGGTCTTGGGTAATACCGCCGGCGGTATGTACGGCGGGTCTTTGATTGGTGCGGGCACTTTGTCTCCTGGCGGGAAAGCGTTTGTGCACATTCTCTTTTTTGTGCTGGGAGCTGTCAACTTTTTTGTTGTGGGTATTTTACTTTTTGGTGAGGGGATGCGGCTCCCGCAAATATTAATAGATAGATAGACCCCTCCCCCCCTATCAATCTGACAACATTATCAAACAGCTAACACATTATGTCAAATGCCGGCGGCCGTAAACGTTTTACATAACGCTCGTTATACGGACATGCGAATCCTGGCTGGCGGCCAGATGCGAGGGGGCTGGGGGCGGAAGGCTGGGGGATGGGACGGTATTCTGAATTCAGAATGTGTGAGAGGGGGCGGGCGCTTTTTACCCGTAACCGTCAATCTTTATTTTGCGGAGGATTATTACTGACTAACGC